CAAATATCAAAGAAAGGAGGTTTATAGGAATGCTAAGACAGCGAATCTTAGATTTTCTTGAACCAGCTGATGTTTACCAGCAGGCACTCTTGCCGAAAAGTAAACGTAGCTTTAGAATGCGGCTAGCAGATGCATTCTGGCACATATTTATGTGTTAAATTTCTAGAAAGGAGGTTATTCGTTATGTCTAGAAGTAACGAAGCTAATTTTGGTAGGTACTTCAACCTTCCAAACCCTGGATTAGAGTCCTACTTTGACAGAGTTCGAGCAGGAAATCCAGATGAATACCGGACTACCTTTTATAAAGGGATGTCACTTCAGGATGTACTTAGAAGTTGGATGCCCAGACTTGACAAGCTCGAGAACGAGTGGCCGGGTTTGTTTAAGTTTGAGAATGACCTAGCGGAAAAGGTCGGGCCTCTAAGCATCCAGAAACCCTTAAAGGATAGAATGGATGACATTGACTCTTACTATGATTCGATTCTCCTCGAATCTAAGCCCATTATGCGTAGCAGCCTTGACAAAGTTGTAGCAGAATGGGGTAGTATGCGCGGACTACAACCACGTTCTCAGAAACGCACTGTTGATTTAATGAAGAAGTCAACTAATAGCGGATCTCCCTACTTTACGAAACGCAGAGCTGTTGTTGATAAGACGATCCCTCTTCGCCTAAAGAACTTAGGTGTTAATACAGAGATGTTATTAAAAGAGGAAAACGCATGGCTTGCGGCAGCAGTCTTAGGTTGGAGAGGTCAAGAGGGCGGACCTACAGATGAAGACGTGAAACAAAGGGTTGTGTGGATGTTCCCTTTTGGCGTCAACATTGAGGAATTGACAGTTTATCAGCCAGCAATCGAAATCGCTCAGAAGAATATGCTGGTTCCAGCTTGGGTTAGCATGGAAGCAGTTGATGACAGAATAACTAAACTGTTTGATACGAAAGGGGCTAAAGACCTGATAATCTGTACGGATTTTACAAAATTCGACCAGCACTTCAACTCTGATATGCAAGATGGTGCACGGTATATATTATCGCGCTTGCTGAACACCAATTCAGAGAGCCGTTATTGGCTGGAAGAAGTATTCCCTGTAAAGTATAGCATACCTCTAGCTTACGACATCGATCAGATCCGTGTCGGTGAACATGGAATGGGTTCCGGCTCTGGAGGAACCAATTTTGATGAAACTTTAACGCATAGAGCACTTCAATATGAGTGTGCAATGTTAAAGAGACAGAGATTAAACCCTAATTCTCAGTGTCTGGGAGATGATGGTATTCTTAGCTTTCCAGGCATTACTGAGGAGGATGTAATGCGTAGCTACCCTTCGCACGGACAAGAAATGAATGCCTCGAAGCAGGAAAGCAGCACACATGAATGCACATATTTAAGGCGATGGCATGATGCCAAATTCCGTGTTAACGGCGTATGTGTAGGAGTTTACGCGACGTCTAGGGCATTAGGACGTTTGTGTGAACAAGAGCGATACTATGATCCCGAGGTGTGGGGACCTAAAATGGTAGCTCTGCGGCAGTTATCTATTATTGAGAACTGTAAGTACCACCCAATGCGCGAGGAGTTCGTGCAGTGGTGCATGAAAGGGGACAAATTTAGGCTAGGGCTAGATATCCCAGGATTCCTAGATAATGTTGAAACATTAGCGAAGGAAGCTAACGATCTCATGCCAGATTTCCTTGGAT